TCTCCTATCTCTGTTCCTGTTACTACGGTTGCTCTTTGAATACGAGCAAACTGATTGATATAACCGTCAAATGGCGTAGAATTACCAACGCCTATTCGCAAAGGATTCACGGAACTTTGAATGCGGTCTAATGTGTTTGTGTAAGTTCCTGACCTTTGTACACCATTAACCCACAATTTACAGGTGTTTGCATTTGTGGTTGCTGATGGGTCGTAAACTACTACAACATGATACCACAATGAGGTTGATAAAAACGTGTCGGTGGTGGTGAAAGAATCAGTACCACCCGCTCCTGTTGTGTTAAACAACAAAGAGATTGTTCCTGCGGTATCAAATCTAAACAACACTTGGTCAGTCCAGTTTCCTAGAAAAGTATCTGTTCCTGATGTAGTGTTTCTGTTCAGGAAGAAACATAATGCAAATGGAACAGTCGCACTATTTAAAATAGCGTTAAGATTCGTTCCTAAGTCAATATATTCCGTATTACTATTGTTTAGGGATATAGAACACGGTACGGAATAAGGAGTGCTTCCACCTGATGCGCCTCTAAAAGAAAACCCGTTGTAAAACCCGAACATATTAGAAGCGGATTAATACAACACTCCCTGATGTCAGGGTAACGGCTGAGAAGTTACTGTCACCAACTGGCTTAATCAAAGCACCTGCCTTGACTGCTGTACCTGTTGCAGCGATGTAATCAGCTTTTACGTCTGTTGTGCTTTCGTCAACTTCAATTTTTGAAAATACAGTGTCCTCAAGGGTAAGAATGCCCGTGAATGTTCCTGCTTTGCGCGTGGTATTATTCACAACGAACGTGCCGTGTGTACCTGAAATTTGATTCATGTCTAAACTTTCCATATTTTTTTGATTAACTGTTTCTTAAAGGTATCTCACAAAGCCCATACGATGCGACTTCCACTTGTAAATCCATAACACACCCTGCACACTTGTCAAGGAATGCGTTATTTATCGGTGTTATTGTAGGGTCATTCAACACGTCAACATCAACATCGCTGCCGTCTTTGAAATATCGGTAGATGTCATTGAGGATTAAGTCAGCATCAGACACGATCGTGTTCACGTTGTTGCGTGATTGCATGATTTGGTCAGCGCAATAGATGCGAATGGTGAACGTGTTGATGTTTTCACCCACCACTTTACTAACTGGCACTACATAGATGAAAGGAAAAAGGTTATCCGTAGCCTCGAAGTCACCTATCTGTTCTTCAAAGTCAAAGCCGTAACGCTTAATCTGATAGTGAAGGTCACAGAAATCCTTGATTTTCTTAAGTAGCTTGATATATGATACGCTGATTGCTGCCATTAGATGAACATGAAGTCAGATTCGTAATTCCCGTCAGTTGTGTCAGTAGCTTTGATGTCGCTATCGCGGTTATTTTCGGAGGTGAAATTTGCGAACAGCGATTTATTTTCCTGCAAATATTTTATCACGCGGTTTGTGTAGAACTCAGCCTTTTGATTGTACTGACGCATGGCAAATGATAACTCAGAGGCTTCCACGCCTTCGGAATTTTCCCCGCTTTCGCGCTGAATACCTTTGTTTGTTATCTTACGTGATAGCGCATAAGACGCATCAGCGGCAGCCCTCCACGCGATGACCATTTGAATCTTACCAACTAGCACTTGCTCGTTAGCTGATAGAGTTTGCGCATTGTATTTGGTAAGTAAGTCCGTATAGAAATACGTTCCAAGTAACGATTGCGCCCACATATCGGAGGCTGTACGGATGAACGGTTGAAAATCGCGCGTATCAGCGTTAGCACCTACGTTCGTGGTGTTCTTTAGCAGCGTATCTGTAACAAAATAAATCATTGTGCCGCTCCTTTCTCAACAATAACATCACCGATGATTTGGTAATTCACAATAGATATTTTTGCTTTCACGCCTGACAAATTAATGAGGTCATCGAAGATATTTTGCACCACTTCACGGGTCGGCATTACGAAATTCTTTTCCCAAATAACGTAAGCCTGTTTAATATCAGTTCCTGAGCCTAACTTACCGCTAACACGGATACCCATGAGGATTGGGTCGATGGTGTGCGCTTGACAAATCTTCTCATCAATACGTCCATCAGTCTGAATGAACAGTTGGTCGTTGTTGTTTGTCGGTATTGGTTCTAATACTGGCATTTGGTCAGCAGAATTAGCGAATACCGCGAACACACGACCTGCACTTGGCGCACCTTTAGCCTTTTCAATGCTTTCTTTGATGGCGTTTTGCTCCTCTTTACTTGCAGGTTTCTTCGGGAATTTAATCATCACCGAAGCAAACACGGAATTCTGAATATTACTCTTATGCAAGTACGACATTTCACCGTCAAGGAATACCCAATTTAAACACGATGTATATTGAGGAATAGGGTATGGAAAATCACCGATAGAATCTAATTCGTAACAGTAGATTTGTTTTGATTCTGTATTCTCAGGATGGTAAGGCTTATACCATTTCTTCGCCAGTTCAGTTGACCAATCATCCGCAATAAAATACAAGGACTTGTCGCGGTTAGTACGTACTTTCTCAGGCGATATGCGCTCGTATTTAACGGCCTTTTTATCCTTAACAGTTAACAGGAAATAACATCTACCGTGCATCACAATATCACGGGTCACAAGGTCTTTAATTCGCTTGATGTTGTTGCGTGAGTTGAACATTTTCCATTCAACTATTTCACGCTGATTCATGTTTGTCTCATCAACTTCGATTCCTCCACCGATAACGCTGCGCACTTTGAACTCAATGATAGACGAATGCAACGGGCTGATGTAGTACATCTGATTCATCAGTTGTGGGTATAGGTTATCCCCACCGAAATAAATCATTCCCTTATCACCTGTGATGCGGTTGTTGATATACGGTAACGATAAGTTACCTTCGCCAACTTCCATAAATGGCGTAGAGAATTTACTAAGCGTTGAATAGTTTTCTACCGTTGCAGCAGGTTGCTGAGGCGGTGAGAAGAATTTCATTAATCTACTCATAAACAGTTCCAGTTGTGTTAGCGTCAATCACATTCAATATACCTTCTTCGAGCGCATCACCAACGATGGCTGCGGGGTTAGTGGTGACTGTTGCGGTTTGATAAACTCTGTATGTATATTGACCTGCTGCGAGTGTTACGGTTACACCTTCTTTGATTTCAAAATGATTGAAACGTTCAGGGTATGCCGACACGTCAGGCGTGGTGAAATATACAGGTGATGGGTTTGTCAGATCGCGGATAACTTCAAATAAGTATGACGGACTTGTCAGCGTTGCCGATTCACTCAGCGTTAGCACAACATCGTTTTCATCACCTTTGTAAAGCACTATCATACCTATTAATGTATTTCAGTAAAAAATTGTAGCAAAAGAAAAGGGCTACCATAAGCAGCCCTTTCCAATTCAAAGTGTTTCGTTTAAGAGTTCACAGAAGTGAGTGTAGCAGCAGCAGCCGAATCCAACTCATACGCCCATGATTCGTATTCACCTAAGAAGGTTACATCGAAGTTCGAGCCGTCAGCCTTAGCAGTTCCTGAACCGCCTGTGCCTCCGTTGAGTTGCATATATTCAAACCACCAGTACTTACCATTTGCATCAAGCACCACGATAGTAAGGTAACGCTGACCTTCACCTGCAATGTTCAACTGTCTTGCCTTAGCTGCATCCTTGCGGTGGAACTTAAGAGAAAGTAAGTTGCTGATGAAAGATGACCCGTTAGTCATGTCCTTGGTTACAGTCTCCACGTAGTTCGACACGTTGCGTTTCACTTCGTATTCAACGAATGCAACGGTGTTGGTGAAGTCTGTAATTTCCCAGTTGGCAGTATCAACGGTTTTACCTGTGATGTTGTCTTGGTCATTTACCCACACTTGAACGATGCCACCGAGGTTGTTCTCGCATGACTTCGTGATAGCTACTAAAGAATTACAAGCCATAGTTTTTAAGTGTATTAAAGGGAGGTGTTACCCTCCCTTATTGGTTAATGATTAGGATTGTTTTGCGATACCGTAGGTTACGATTTCAGACGGGTTAACATAGTTAACACCGAATTTGAACGCACCGATTGCGCGGATTTTACGGTCACCAGTTGTCTTGCTCATGTCGATAGTTTGCAGAGATTCTGCATCGCTAACGAGGTCAGTCAAGAAGATGAAGTTATTGGACAATGAAGCCATCATCACGTAGTCAGAGATTCCTTCGCACACGGTCAAGGTGTAACCCAAGAATTTCAAGTCAGCATCTTTGGTGGTGTATGCCTCAGCAGATGCAGTTGCAACCGCTAAACGGTAAGCATCAGCAACAACAGGCGATACCATCCAAAGGATTTGTGCTTTCTTTTTCTTAAGTGCTTTCGGGATTGCGTTGTAAACTTTCGTCAACTCAGCAACTACGTTAGAAGAGGTAACGGTAGTACCTGTGATACGGTTAACACCTGTTACGATACCATCTTCAAATGCGAATTGTTTTTCCAAACCATCGCACAATTCAAGGTAGTCGTTAGTGTTCCCATCGGTGTCACCTTGGAAGGTCAACACTTCAAGTTCTTCGTTTACTTTCTTACGAAGTTCTTCGTAGAAGTGAGTGGCAAACTGTGCCATGCTTCCACCTGACATGAAATCACCGGGAGCAGAGCCGGGTTTCATCCAGTCAGCAAGGAATGAAGTTTCGATGTCATCTTGACAAATCTCAACTCCGATTTGGAATTTGCATGGTTCCATTTCCTTAGCGGAAAGTGTTTGGTTGGTAGCCGCGAAGTCGCAACCTGCTTCTTGCAGTACGTCAGCGAACAACACGTTAGCGATTTTCGTTTTCTCCTTAATGTTCAGGAGTTGGCGGAATCGTGCTGTAGAGCGATCGGAAAGGAGTGTCTTAGCGTAGAACTCCTTTGGATTCACTTGCAAAAGAGCGGATGAAGCTACGCTCAAATCAAATAGATACTTCTTTGCCATGTGGTTTTTATTTTTCGGTTTCTGATTTTACAATTGTGTTTTCATAGAACGCCATAAACTTTTCGTGTGCGCTCATTTCTGTTTTCGCAGGTTCTTTGATTTCCTCCTCAACGGCAGGTTCACCTTCTGCGAGTTGTTTGGTTTCTGCGATGATGGAGGTCAACTCATCAATCATAGGTTTAATCAACGCCATGATTTCGGCTTTCTGTGCATCGGTCAATGCGCCTGATGTTTCACCTTCAGGTGCGGGTGTTTCGGCAGCAGCAACTTCTTCGGCAGGTGCATCTTCGGTCGGTTTTTCTTCCTCGGTAGGTGCGGCAGTTTCGGCCATTTCTTCTTCCTTAACTTCGGTAAACTCACCATTAACAACGGTGTAAATCATCTTACCGATTTTATGTTCACCGTCAGGGAGTGTGATTTTTTTGCTCATATTTTTAGCTTTATTGATTACGTCGATGAAGCGTTGATTCTGTTTTAAAATGACATCCATTGACGCTAGTTCTTCGGTTGTCACGAATTTATGCGTGATGTGTTCGGCTGAAAGCAAAAGGCTTCCACTATTTTTTTTATAGTCAGCAACAAAGTAGAACGATGTTGTTCCATCTCCGTTGTCGATTGAATCAACTGGCATTAACTCATCATACGCTAACCCCGTTTCCTCGGCAAGTTCACGTATTGCAGCGCGTTCAAGGGTTTCGTCTCCTTCAATTTTACCACCTGCAAATCCCCATACTGACGGTTCAAAGGTGTCGTTATCTTTACGCTTAAGCATGAGAGATTTATCGCCGTCAAGAACTATGACATCTGCATAGTTCGGTTTTTGTTCACTCATTTTTAGCCCAAGGAATCCCTCTACGGAATAACCCACCTGACCATTTGCCACTAGCGATTCGTAGTACGCAGGGTCAGTAACCTGAGACACTACGAATAAAGTGCCTTTAGGACACTCGATACCGAATGTTGAATAAGACTTATCCTGCTTT